CGATCGCCGCGAGGCGCATGGCTTCCGCCGAAAACATGAGAATTCACCGGCTTGCGTTGAGGTGGAAGACGGCCCTCGACGTGCCGTCCCGATCGACATTCATGATGTCGTACGATTTCGTGCCGGCAACGACACGGTCGCCGCGCACCGGCACGTAGGGCCAGCCGGCGACATAGGCGGTCAGCACCGCCTCGAAGGTCACCGGCATCGCCTTGGCGGAAGCGTCGGCGGAAAAGCGACCGGAGGCCGGCAGGGCCGGCACGCCGGTCTCGATGGTGCCGCGACCATCGAACGACGCGCGGGAAGGATCGGCGACACGCGGCTGGTTGACGCTGATCCCTTCCTTGCGCGGCTCGATCGTGACAATGGCGTTGTCGAACACCGAGGCGGCAGCCGTTTCCAGCTTCGCCTCGGCGGCGGACCAGTCCACGTCAGGCCTTGGCCTTGCCGCGAAGCAGCATTTCGGGGCGCGTGCAGACAAACAGAGGGTAGCTGTAAATCTCCACGCGGTCCCATTCATCGCGGCCAGTCTTATCCTCGAGGATCAGGCCGTAGTATTCGCGCCCGCGCTGGTTGACGTAGGGCTTGAACTCGCTCGCCGGTGCGAAGCCCACCTTGAACGCTCCGCGCGCGTTCATCGGGAAGAACCGGGCCTTCTCAGAGCCGATGGCGATCGTCGTGTCGTCATCGGTCCCGCGATAGTTGACGAAGACGATCCCCTCGATCTCGATCGACGAATAACCGTCGATGTTCTCGAGCGTCGGGGCGCGCTCGGTGCCGAGTTTCGTCTCCTTGATCTGCTTGTGGTTGACCAGCAGGTCGAAGAATGTATCGCCAACCAGTGCGCCGACTTTCGTCGCAGGGGTCCACACTCCTTTGGAAGCCTTCTGCATCGCGCGCTTGAGGTCGCGGCACTTTTTGCGAACATCGGTAGCATCGACGTCCAGCGCAAAGTTGATCTCGACTGGCTCTGCGATCCCCCACTCATCGTACCAGTCGATGATCGTCGTGCCGTCCGCGTCGAGCACCCGGCCCTGGACAGCTCCGAAGCGCATATGCTCCCAGGTCAGTTCCAGATCGTCGAGGATATTGCCGGTGCGTTCGGTCACTTCGTCCGAGATTTCCTTGGTCTGCATGTCGAAAGGCAGAGCAAGGACGCCGGCCAGTTCGATCGCGTAGATCGTGGATCCTTTGGCGAGGCGCACGGCGTCGAATTTACGGATTTTAGCGCCGCGCGGAATGAGTTCTTCAGGCGGCGCGCCGTTCTCCGAGGTCGGGATCAGCGTCAGCGTGCCCGCCCGATCGGCGACGGCGATGGTGCGGGACCTTGAGTAGATCGGCTCGAACAAACCGAGCGACCCAAGGAACTGGGGCTTGAAATCGACCTTTTCCACGACTTCCTCGTGGAATTCGATCACGCCCCAAGCGTTCTGGTTAAAGACATCGGTAACGATGGCCATGGTTTTTGCCCTCCTTAGCGGCCGACAATGCCGGACGCCGCCAGGGAGGCGAGCGCGGCGGTTTTCTGGGCGTCCGTGATACCTTCTCTCCACACCAGCACGTCGGCGTGGACTTCGGTATCTCGAACCGTGAACGTGCGGCGGACATCGGCTTCCGTCGCGTCGCAACCCTCGTAGAGGACAGCAGCGGCTACCTGGCGACCATCCGTCCCGTCCGGATCGAAAGGCGCGAAATTGGGAACGCCGAGTGCGACATCGATATAGATCGCGTCGCCAGCCACCATCGCAGTGCCGCCCGCGGTGACGGTGAATTTGACATCGTCGGAATAGGCTGCCCCGGTCGAGCCGGATTTGATCTTGAAGCCATCCGGGTCGATGACATCGAATTTGGTCGCGGCGGTGAACTCCACCGCATAGCGTCCTGTCTTTGCGCCAGCCCCGAGGGTCACTGCGGAAATGGTGGCGTTACCCGTATTCCCATCCTTAGCGACTGCGGTCGCTGTTCCGGTCGCGACCTTGCCCATGACGGCGCCGGGTTTGACGACGCCGGCGCCGCTGACGACGATACCTACCGCTCGCGACCGGAAACCGTTCGCTTCCGAGACGATATAGTGGGCCGTCTGGAAGCGGTCCTGCTCAAGTATTACGGACATGTCCTTGCTCCTCTAACGGCGCTTGTTGATCCGCGCGACGGCATCGCCGAGCGGCGTGAGATCGCGCTTGTCACCCGGCTTTCCGCCGTTTGGCTGCGCCAGTCCGGCGGCGGCAAGACGCTGCTTTTCATAGCCGGCCGCGTCAGATGAACTGGCTTTCGGCGCGGCGGCGAGTGCGGCCTTGACCTCATCGACCGACAAGGTCGTGGCAAAAAGCGTTTCTGCCAGCGCCTCCCGGCCCTTTGCTTCATCGAGGGCCAGGATGGCTTTGCGCCGGTCACGATCAGCCGCGACGGCATCCTGCGCCGCCTGGGCAGGGTCCACCTGCTTCGCCTTGATCTCGGCAAGTTCGGCGGCCAATGCGTCCGCCCGTTCTTTTTCCGTCATGGAAATCTCCTTCGGTTGACGGGGTTGGGCGGCCTGCGCCGCTTCACGGCGGATCGGTTGATGCGACCAGCCATTCTTTTTCGCCAGGGAGACAAGCCGCTCCGGCGCATGCGCGTAGATTCGGTAGTCAAAGGCGGCCACCGCATCGGCTTTGGCTTCACCGGATGCATCGGCGAAGCCTTGTTCGACAGCCTGATCGGGTGTCAGCCAGGTTTCTCTTTTCATGATTTCCCGGCACTCGTCGGCACTGTTGCCGGACTTGGTCGCGTAGACCCGTGCATAGGATGTCGCCAACGCCTCGAGATTCTCGATCGACTTGCTGTGTTCTTGGGAGGTCCCGAACGTGATCGTTGAGGGATCGTGGATCATCATGATCGCCCCCTCGGACATGGTGACTTCCTTGCCCGCCATCGCGATCAGGGATGCCGCCGATGCCGCAATGCCTTCGACGACGACATCGGTCCTGCCGCCGCGCCTGGCCAACAGCGCATGGATGGCGGCGCCCTCCGTGGCGATGCCGCCACCGGAATTCAGCCGCACAAGTAGATCGTCGCTATCGTCGATCTGCGCCAGCGCAACGACGACGTCGGCATAGGTAAAATAATCGCCGAACCACATGTCGCCGACATCGCCGGAAAGCGTTAGCTCTCCGTCGCGAAGGATCGCTGTCATGATTTTCTCCTATCGCTAGGTGTATCGTATGCGCTTGGCGAACCGCATGCGGCCGCCGGCCTTGGCCGAACAGGCAGAGGCGAGCCGCATCAATTCTTCATCCAGAGCCTTGATATTGGCTGCGGACACCCGTAACCGCCGTTGATTGACCGGAGACCGTATTTCGATTTCTTCAACGTGGTCGCCGGCAAGGAACTGCAATTTGATCGCATAGAGCGCCCGGTAGAGTGCGCATGGATCGTCCTGATCGACACTGGCGCCGCCGATCGTCACCATGGTCGGCATCAGGCATCCTCTCTCTCTCGGCTTGACGCCGAGCCACCGGCCGCATCAATCTCCTGCCCACCGCTGTTGCGAGCAACGAAGGGCGACGGCAGGCCTGCATCGACAAAGCGCCGGTGCCAGTGACGCCGGCTTTCGAACACTTCCTCCGGGTCGAGGCCGCGCTCGGCGCATTCGGCCTCGAAGGTCGATGTACCGTTGAGCAGCCTCTCCGTGGCGGCTTTAGCCGCCTTCCCATCATCGGCTGTCGGCTTTGCCGGGCCGTTCCACAATGTCCACAGAGCGTCCTCGCGGTTGGCGGCGAAAGCCTGGTACCCGCCCTTGAACGGGATGCGCCCTTCCCCAATCTCCTCGTCAAGTCCGCTTTCGTAAAAAGCCTGGCAGATCGGTGCTGGCACGCGGCTGCGGCGGCGTGTCACGATCGGCCAGATCGAGGCGTTGTCCATGTTCACTGACGAATAGGTCGCCGACGTGTTGTCCATCGTCAGCCCGCCGGAGGTGATGCCGATCGCACGCGCTAGGTCGCGTGACAGTTCCGCCGAAACCGGCAAGAACTGCGGCCCCGGTATCCCAGGCGTGAGCAGCTTGAGGTCTTCGCCTGGCGCCAGATGCGAAACCTGCGGATCGCCGGATACGGAAATCTTGCTGTCGGCTGCGCGGTCGAGTGCGGCGGAAAAGTAGTCTGTAAAATCTTTCAGAAATTCTCCGTTCTCGTCTTCCGCATCGATGGCCGTGATCGCCTCGAATGCGTCCTTCGAGGGATTGGGGCTGGTCAACGCGACCGCAAGCACGTTCTGGAGCGTCGCCAACTGGATCGTGCTATCGACAAGGATTTCATGTTGCAGATGCTTGCGCATTCCCGCCGCAAGCCTGGAAATCCCACGAACGTCATTCGCAGAGATCGGATCGAATACATGCACCACGCGCTGCCGGCCGGCGGCGTCGTAGGCAGGATAGTCGGTCTTGATCTTGACCGCGTCTCGCTTTTCCTCGAAGCGATAGGCTACAGGTCGACCGTTGGCATCGTGGACAACACCCTGGTAAAGCCCTTCGAACTCGCTGGTGTCCTGCACCAGTTGGTCAGGTGACATCAAACAGAGCTTCGTGCCGCTGGTAATGCCATACTGCCGACGCGTAGACACAGACCAGTAGTCGATCAGTGCAACCGCTTCGCCAAACACGATGTCGTTGCGCAGCGCCACGTCGACGATCTGAGGAATAGTGAACTTGCCGCGGAAATCGCACTCGCGCGGGTTCCACGCCCGCTTCTTCCACCATTCCTTCACCAGCGTGACGAACTCGACCGTCTCCTTATCGTTATAGCCGAGTTTGTCGAGTTTCGGTTTCGGCGTCAGCACCAGTTCTTCGCCGACCGTATCGGCAAGCACCTGGTCGACAGCGCCACGAAGGCGACCGGAGTTCTGTACGATGTCAGCGGCGAGCGCCGCCGCTCGCCGCCAGACCATGCGCACCTCGTCGCGATGCTCGCGCAAGGTCGCACCTCGCGTCGAGATAATCGCCGACCTTGTGTCGCGAAAATAGGACGCGGTCGGCCGTGAACGCGGCGGCGCCGAAACTGCACGACCGGCCTGGACGCGAATGCGCGGTTTGTCGATCACTGACGGTTTGCCCACTTCTTGCGCCGCGCCTCCCGCTTCGCCGAGCGGTCGGGATCGGCCGGTTTTGCTTTTTTCGTGAACGGCCCGGTCTCGGCCGCTCCAAACAGATCTGGCTCGTTCGGCTTGCCGTGGACATCGACCAATAGATCGGTCCAGCGCTGCGCGTTCAGCCTCCGCTTATGGCGCAAGTGCCAGCCAAGTGCGAAGGCATAGACGGTGGCGTCGAACCAGTCGTTCGGCCGCCCGACGATGCGCTTCCACTCTCGCGGCGCCTTCGGCGAGATCAGGTTGCGCGCGCGCCGCGAAACAGAGGCTCGTGCCTCCTCATCAGGATCGACCAGACGCTCTGCCGTTATTTCCTTGGCGAATTCCTCGTCGCAGAGGTTCGCCGCCATATGGATCGTGTTGCGCGGCCAGGCTCCGGACTTGTCCGGCCCCAGCACGAGGTTGGCAAGCCCTGCCATCACCGACGTTTTCACGTCGTAGTTGCCGACCGGGTAGAGCATCACCTTGCCGATGATGCGCTTGTTCGCGTCCCTTATGTCCTTTTTCTTCGGCGTGCCGAGCCATGGCAATCCGCGCTCAAAACGACCGTCAAGCGCAAAGCAGTTCGGCCGCGAGGCACAGAACATGTAGACGCGATCCGTCGCATAGCCGGAATCTACGCCCGAAAGGTCGATCCCTTTTTCCACGCCTCCTGCCGTCGCGTAGGTCCGGCCCAGCGCGTCGGCAAGCCCAATCCATGGATCGTCGGTCTGTTCTGGCGATCCGACGAAAATTTCCCGATCGATCAGAATCGACTGGTCGCCGGGTCCGATGGCCCATGCTGTCCACTTGATGCCGTAGGACTGGACGTCAGCCGCCGAAACGACCAGCCCGGCCCAACTCGGTATCACTCTCGCCGGCAGTTTGTGCAGGCGCACGGCCTCGACGATCTTCTCCCACTCGACCGCGACCCCGCCCGGATCGTACGGCTCGGCAAGATCCTGTTGCGCAAACACGCGCATCTTCGTCGTGTCGCCCTCGGCTTCCGTCCACCGGTTCCAGATGTCGGCAAAGCGCTCGCGGGGCGCGTAGGCGGCCCAAAGATGGTAGGTCGGCTGCCAATCACGGCAGCGGCCCTCGCATGGTTCGCAGCGCCAGCGGTCGAGATCATCGGCCGATAACAGGTCCGGTACGGCTGCCTCGCCCTCATGAACACGCCTAGCGATCCAAACTCCACCGGCCAGCATGTCGTGCTTGTGGCCATCGACGATCATGCCGTCGCAGCCCCGACACACCAGATGCGCCGGCCTGCCGTCTTCCGGGCCGCGCATCTGGTCGAAGGTCAGGTGTTGCCACACCGCGCAGTGCGGGCACGGCACGTAGAAATAGCGCTGGTCGCCAGCCTCGAAATCCTCGGTGACCGCGCACTCGCCCTCTATGCCCGGCGTCGATCCCTGCCATTCCTTGGCGAGGTCGCCATACATTTTCTGGCGCGCCCTCGCCTGGTCACGCGGGCTGCCGCGACCGTCGACATCACGCGGATAGCCGGTCACCTCGTCCATCGCGAGGTATTTGATCGACACCATTTGCAGGCCCTTGGACGAGCCTGCGTTGACGATCTGGCAGAAGCCGCCGGCGAAACGCTTGAACGCCGTCGTCGATCCCTGCTCGTCGCGGCTGTTGACTGGCAGCACCTTGTGCTTGATGCGCGGGCTGGCCTCGATGGTCGGCTGCAACTTGACCCGGTTGAACTTCGTCGCCTCTTCCAGCGTCGGCAGCACGATCATCATCGAGCCGGGAGACTGGTCGACGATGTAACCGAACCAGTTCTCGATCGCCGTCGACTTTCCGAGCTGCGCTGCCCATCGCGCCGTTACCCGGCGCGCCGGATGGTCCGGGTGCAGGCAGTCCTGCGGCTCGCGCAGGTAAGGCACCCTTTCGGTTCGAAACGGCCCTGGCCAGGGTGATCCAGATTCCGACGACACGACGCGATAGCGGTCGGCCCACTCCGAGATCGTAAGATCCTCGGCTGGGCGGCTCGCCGCTTCCAGCCCGGCGAACAGGGTGACGGTTCCGTCCGGCAGGTCGGGAAATGAAAGCCGCGCATCATGATAACTCATTGCAGCGCAGTGACCCTGTCGGCGTCTCCCACGCCGTCGTCGTCATCGGCGAAGGCCTCTCGGCGCTTGCGGTCGAGCCTTTCGCGGATTTCGCGATTGAAGATTTCAATCCCTCGCTTTGCGAATGACTTCAGCGCGATACGCGTCACCCTTTCTTCCCAGCCATAGCGGACGGACAGGGTTGCCGCTTCCGTCTCCACCGCCCGGTCGAAGGCCGCCAGCATAAGGGCGATCGCATCACGCCCTGCTTGATCCACTTCCGAAGTAGGCGTCAGGTCGCCCCGCCTTTCAGCAAGGTCCATTTCCTTGATTTCGGCCTCGGCATTGACCTTGCGCGCTAGGCCGTCCGATTGCGTGCCGCGAAACCGACCAGGCGATTGCTGTTGCCCGACGACCTTCCGTGCCGGCGGCGACGACTTCCGAAGCCTAATATTCTCGCTGCGGTGCTCGACGAGCGTGCCGAACTCGACCAGGTTCGACTTGCCTTCACGCCGCGTCGGCAACGCCTCGGCATATTGCGTCAGGTATCGCGACAGCGTCGAACGGTCGACATGGTCACCGGTATCGCTCAGGCGAGCCGCAGCTTCCGTGATCGATATCCACTCGCCGCCGGTGTCGTTCGGCATTTCCGACATGTGCGCTATCCGTGCATTCGACACGTGCGCACGATGCGTTCACGTGTACCCGATTTCGAACCCACCAACTGCAAAAATCCCGGGGTCGCCCCGGCCCGTAGAGGGCTGCGGCGCCGATACG